ATGTCCACTGGAATCATGTCCGTTCTTATATTTTTACCCCGAATACCATGTACCATCTCAGGCAATATATTTAGATACAGTAAGAAGGTCTTGAGTACATCATAGTCCTTCTCGTCAATTCTAAAAAACAATATTCTTGCGGTTGCTTCAACACCAAATACATTATTAAGTAATATGATGTGATTAAGTATCAATCTCTCTTTGAGATTTTTAGTTACCTTATATCTGCGAAGGAGCCTTTTAAGATACTTTGTTCTTTTCAAGTCTCCTTCAAATTCAGACATAAGACAGCTAGTGGATGTGTAACACTTAACCGCATACATCACAAAATTGTCTTCATTCAAATCATCAAACATAATGTAGGGACCGAAGTCCCTTCCTTATTATACGCCAGTGTAAGCAGTACCCCAAGAGGTATTGCCTGAAGCTGTGTTTGAAGCTGTTGGATTGGCCAAAGCAACTAGAGTTTCATGGATATAACGAACTGAACCGTCATTGTTTGTTTTCTTTTGAATGTGTACCCAACCTGGAGTTGCATCACCCATAGCAACAGCATTATTTGCTAGACGGGTTGGTGTAACCAAAATGGTGTCAGAACCATATGTTTTGGTCATTGTTTTGCCTGAGTTATAAACAATAGATTTGTCAAACTCAACACCAAAACCAACATTCACTGTGCTGAAAAGGTTTGAAGATAAAGTAATTGTGTTGCCGCTAGTAGAAGCAACAGTTGTGTTTGAAGCAAAGAAACCAGGAATACCGTTACCTGCTTGGCCACCTTTGTTATCACTGAAACCGTTTGCCCAAAAATAAACATATTGTCCAGCAGTGATACCAATGTTGGCAACGTTATTTGCACCACCATCCAAATAATTGATGCTGATGACATTATTTCCTGCGGTATTACCAGCAAAAACGGTCGCTTGAACGTTATCTCTGGTGGTTCTTTCGACATCCCATTTTGGTTTGCCTTGGTTACTAAATGCGTCTGTATTTGTCCATGATGACATGTTTATATCTCCTTGAAGGGTAATCTACCTATTTATTGAATTGATTTTTTGCCTGTATTTGTGGCAATATAGTCTGGTTGTTTGCCACGATTTTTCATCATTGGATCAATTTCAATCGTGTCTCTCTTTTCTCCAGTAAGAGTGGTTCCACCTTTTAGAACCATGCGAGCATTAGTTCCTTTTTCATTATCATCGTTAACCTCTTGTTTTTTAATAACTTTTGGTGGTTTAACGTCAGTGCCAGGACCCTTGTCATCTTTTTCATGGTCATACAGGTCTTCTTTTAGTCTATGTTTTGCATATATTTCTTTGACCATCTTAGCCGCTTTAGATTTCTTAGGTGCAACATCATTGGTTGTATTTGCACCATCAAATGGAGATTGAGTGGCACTTTGTGGATCGTTGATGTTGTCTTCTGTTTGTGGTCTTAATTTTTTCATAGATCCTGCTGGTGCTGGTACCGCATAAAAAGAGCCTGCGGCATCTAATTGACGCTTTCTTCTTAATGTTGGTGATTTGGAAACTGTAGAACGAATTTCTGGTGGGCCGGTATGTTTACCATTATATTTCGTTGTCAAATCTTCATTAACATCATCTTCTTCATAGATGCCATGGTCACGTTTCCACTTTTCAAATTCACCAGTTTTGGATTGGCTGACTCTTTCATTTTTATTCACGTAATTAATATTGTAACCCTTAGATTTGTAAAATTTAGATAACAAATCTGCACGGCGTGAAGTTACATTTTCTGGAATTTGAAGGCCACCACCGGCACCAGTGGCGGACCATGGATCACTAGGATCCACATTACCTTTAGAAGGTGGTGCAGATTGTTTTGCAACACCTTTCACCACATCCTTCATTTTAGTCATGTTTCTTTTCCTCAGATGTACCCAACTTACCCATCATGGTTTCATTTCTAATCTTTTTGAAAGATTTACGAGCCAATTCTTTTGCAACTTCCATTGGTGAAGTTCTTTTTTCCTCTTCCTCAACATTCAACTTAACTTTGTAAGAAAGAGACTTGTTGTGATAGTCAGCAGGAACTTTTTCACGTCCTTTTAGAGTATCAATAGTTTTAGTCTTCATGTTTTCACCTGGATCAATATGAACGTCATCTTCTTCGCTCATTGTGCTGATACCACCAAGGTCTTCATGTTTCATGGCTTGTTTTGTAGCAGTAGCATACATTACATTTTTAGCACGTTCGCCGTAACGGTCTTTGAAACCAGCAATACCTTTTTTCATGGATTTAACAATCTTTTCACGTTTCTCTTTTTCAGCAGAAGTCATGTGACGTTCTTCATCCAACTCGGTTTCTTTTTTGCCTTTGTGCATAGACTTTTCATGTTTGTGCACTTCTTTGTCAGCAATTTTCTTAACTTCTGGTTTAGTTACGCAAGAATCACCTTCTTCAGTCATACTGTGTTTGGACAAACGAGTTTCTTTATCTTCTTCTTTCTTCAAAGCAGAAGGTTTAACCATTTTCTTAACAAGTGCTTTGTCTTCTTTCTCATCAGGATGAGATTCTTCTTTAACTGCTTTTTTAGTGTATACATCACCAGTAGAAGTTTTCTTGTGTTCGTGACCAGTCAATTCGCCTTTTTTCTTAGGCATTTGGCTCATGTATTTGCCTTTTAGAACGTCAAAGGGATTAGAAGATTTCTTTTCATCTTCTTCTCTAACGTCAGCTGTATGACCAGATGCTGCAGCCTTGTCATCTTTTTTCTTTGCAATTTGACCTTGAATTTTTTCTACAGGAACCATGCCCTCTGCGTGTGGTTTTGCAGTTACAGGATATTTTTTACCTTGAAACTCAAAGTGAGATTGACCTGCTCTTTTAGCGGCGTGCGCAGCTTTGTGGAAACCAGTTTCATCTAACTCTGGTTCCAAAAGCATCTTTTTCTTTTCATCGGCTTCCATGATTGCTTTTGTTGCATCAACCAATGATTGTGGTACTAGAGATTTGGTAAACATTATTTTGCTCCTGTTTTGTTTTTGATCCAGTTGTCTGGTGTTTTTCCGTGTTTATCTTTAAAGTGATTGTGTAACTCTTTACCTGTAACCTTGTGTTTTTTAGAAATGGTCAACATTAATTGATTAATGGTATCATAATCATGGTCTTTCAATTCGTTCAAACCTTTTTCTAGTTCTGCAACATGGTCTTCTTTAATCTTTTTCTTTTTAATTGTTATACCTGATTGACCAAACTTTTCTATTGGTTTAACAAAGTCTTCTTTATTGCCTGCACCACCAAGGGTGCCACTTACACCAGAATCTCCTTGACCAAAATCAAAGATTGATTCCTTAAACTTCTTTAATTTTTTATTTTTTTCTGCTAACGGATTAGGGCTGACACCTCTTGGTTGTCCAGCAAAATTTGCAACGTCATCGTTACTAAATTCTCTTTCCTCATGGTATGTATTATCTCCCAAGCCTGCGTTAGCTGCACCAGTAGAACCACCTCTTGTGTCATAAGAAGAACCAACACCATCAACATTACCGATTCTGGCTGCACTTAGAGACCTGTTACCTAGTTTTTTTGTTCTGATTGTGTTTGCGTCTTTATTGAAATTATTAACTTTTGGTTCTGGTGCTTTGACCATTACTGGATTTTTGTCTTCTGCGTATGTGCTTCCACCACCAATTCTAGGTGTGTAACCACTATTGGATTTGATATCTCCATCTCTAACATCATCTCTACGACCTAGTTTTGCGGCAAATTGCATAACTGGACTATTATTGTCTTTCAATACATTTAGACCTTTAGATGCAAGATTTGATTTTTGAATAGATTTTGCACCAATCTTAGATTCATAAATCTGTAAGAATTTATTTGAACTTGTGTAATTTACAGAACCAAAATCCAAGAATTTCGTTGTTTCTGTAAACAAATTAGAGATGTCATCAACTTTATCTTCTAAGTCTCCGGTGTTATCAAAACGTGAGAAATTTTCAAACAATTCTGAGAAATGAGCAATATTCTTTTGTGCTTCCGTCCAACGAGCATGACGAGTTGATTCAACCATCATTCTGGCCAATAATGTATTTCTTTCTTGACTTACCTTGTCGGTAGTGTCTACAAACACCATCATTGTCTGATAACCTAGTTCTTCCAGTTCTTCTTTGATACTAGAAATCTTTTCATAGTCATCAGCAGGACCATTGATAATAAGTGGACCACGGTGGCGGATTGCTTCCATCTTAGGATTCATAGAACGCATGGCCAACTTGTGTTTGTCATTCATGATATCCATAATTTGTTGGAAGTTGAATTCCACAATGTTTTGTTCTGCGATACATTCACGAATAACAACGTCTTTACCAGAACCAGGACCACCAGTAACAAAGATTGCCTTACCTTGTCCACGATTGGTAGATTCATGTAGACCCATACCTTTAGTTACATCATGAAACAATTCTGTTGCATGTTCTGGATGTTTTCTGATATTTGATGGTAGATTTTCTTTGAACTTCTTGAAATCACCATTCTTGACATAGTTACGCATATCGGTACCAGAGATACCTGGTTTGCGTTCACCAGTTGATTGTTGTTCAATATGGTCGAACTTAAAGTACCCGTGGCGACCTTCTACACCATTGTATTTTTTCAATAGGTGATAATTTGCTGATGCATCTTCACCAGAAGCAACAATAGCGTGCGTGTAACCTTTTTTGTGCATCAATGCAGCATGGTGCAATAGACCTGGTGCTTCTTTTGTTGCAGGAACAATGTTTGCATCTGGAAAAGCACGTTTGATGTGCTTCATTTTGGTATTAACTTCCAGTGGATTCTTCTTGGCATCATGTGCGTGAGAAGCCACAATGATGTGGTCAGCATTGTTTCTTTTAGCCAAGTCTTGAATACCTCTGACATTTTCCTCATGACCCTTAGTTGGTGGGTTCATGCGGCCAATTGCCATGACAATTGACTTGGTCTTTTCTTCTACTAACTGTCTAAAGGATTTCATCGTGGTCTTGCCAAAAAGTTAAGTCTGTTAAATTCTTGTCTATCGTTCAGTTTAGAAACTTTGCCTTTATGTGTTGCAACGAAACCTTCTGGTTTAACTGATGCATCACCGACAGTATGTTCTAAACCACCAGTGTGTCTTGCTAAAACGTGAACTAATGCATTTTTCGCTTGTTGTAAGTGATGATGCATCTTAAAGAAATTCTCATAATGTTGACTGTTATTATCTATGTGTTCAATATGTGCTTTCTTTTCTGCTTCTTTTCTAGCGATTGCAGCAGGCGTTTTAACCTTTGCAATGTCTTTGTCATATTTAGCTTCGATAGATTTCTTGAGTCCAGCAACGCTTGGTTTCTCACCAGTTCTGATAGTCTGGTTAATATGTGTCTCAATAGGACCACCAGCATTACGGTGTGGTTCTGTTGCAGCATACATTTGTTTACCATGTAGGTCATGTAGTGCTTGTGCCGATGCCAAATGGTGATGGAATTGGTCCTCATCATGTTTGGACATCATAACTTTAGATGTATCGTGGCCAGGTTCTCTGTGATAAACATCTGGATGGTCTTTGAATCCAGATAAGTCTGGATGAAAATCTGCTTTCATATCAGCCAAGGTATTGCCATGATATTGTGTATGTGTGTATACACCAAGTTTGGCTTTACGAATTTTCTTACCTTCTTCTGAATCTTTAGGTGCAGAATAGTTGATTGTGTTTGGTTTGAAGTGAACTCTACCATCATGTTCAGTCTTATCACCATGACCAAACATCATATCGCCTTGATATACACCAGTTTTCGGTGCAACTTTAGGTAAGTGATGTAATGCGTCTTTTAGCTTAGCAACAAGGCCTGGAGCATGTCCGTGGTTTGCTTCAATGTCTTTTTCTGAGTAGTTAACTTTTGGATTTACATTAAATGCAGATTTAGATGCAACAAAGAATCTACCAGTTTCTGGATGATGGCCATAGACAATACTTGGTGAACCATCGTGTTTCATTGTCAAAGTAGGATCATTTTTACCTGCTTTGATGTGTTTTCTCACTTGATTCAGTACTCCAACGGCGTGATTGAAACCTTCCGCACCACTATGAATAGGGTGGTCTTCCACATGGGTGATGTGTTTCAGCTTCGATTCGTCCGCTTCTTCTTTGAGTAGAGATTTAAAAGTTCTCATTTTTACCTTTAGACTTGCAATACACTATGATTGCCATGAAGTTATTTATATAACTTTTTAGCTTCTGGTTATAAGTCGTTGAAAGTTTGGGTTCGATACATAGTCACTGCATATGCCATAACAATATTCTGGAAGGTTCTTAAATTCAATATCTTCCCACTCTGGCATGACACAGATACTATGAGCTGTTAGAGGCATATTTGGATATGTCCAAATAAAACCCTCACTTGTCAACGTAAAATCATCTTTTTGGTGCCAAAAATAATTTAAAATTGTGGACCCTAGTGCATATAGTGCATCTAGATTTTTGGCATGTATCCACAATCCGGGTTGTTTAAGAAAATCAAAATCAACCATATATGTTGGTCTGTCGTGACCAAGAAACCATTGACCTTGTTGATACCAAACGTCAACTTCCACATCAAAACCTTGTTTTAATACAGACTCAATTTGAGATGGGTTGTTTTCTAATTGACCATTTGGTCCGTAAATCAAACCTCGGTGTGCAATTAGTTTCATTTGTAGTGTTCCAAGAAATAGTTCAAATCTTCTGGAGTACCAATACCCCACATTTTTTTGATATTCTTGGCTCTAATTTTTTTACCGTCTTGAATGGCCTCGTTAAAGACTGGACAAACATAGAATTCATTGTTGGTGCGAATGTTCTTTTCAATCATTTGTTCAGCATACTTAACATAGTCACTACCTTGTTTCCAATAGTAGATACCAACGGTTGCAAGATTGCTGATTGGGTTCTTCTCTGCCACTTCGGATACAAATCCATCTTCACCTAGTTTTGCAAATGACCATTTTGGATGTGTCGCTTCGAATGTAACAATGCCGCCATCAATTGAATCGGCAGTAAATGCATATAGACACTCGTTTGAGTTCCATTCAACAAATTGATCCGAGTTGGCCATTAATAGAGGTTGGTCGTTGTCGATAAGTTCTTTAGCCAACAATGTGGTGCAAGCAGCACCTTCTGTCAAACCATCCACTTGAATAATATCACAACCTGGTGCAATTAAGTTCAATAACTGCTTTAAGTTATACTTTTCATAGTGTTCTTTCTGCACGATATAGATAAAATGTGCATCCACGTTTAAGTTTTCAGTCACAACCTGAATCATAGGTTTACCGTTAACCTCAATTAGTGGTTTTGGAAAAGTATAACCCGCTTGTGCAAATCTGCTGCCAGCTCCGGCCATTGGAATCAATACATTCATTTTTTTATTTCTCCATGGTATATTCAGTTGTGTTTGTTTTTTATCAAATGTCTCAATCATATCTATGAATGTATTTCCATGCAATTCATATGCATCTTTGACTGGATATAAAATGGCACCAGAGTTAGTTGCACCTTCTCGACCAAGATGGCTATCTTCCACAATGATGGTGTCTTTTGGTAAAGCCTTCATGGCAATCATACATTGCCAATACATTTCAGGGAATGGTTTTGGATATCTTACGTCTTCATTACTAACGATGTAATCTACATATTGCAGTAAATCCATGGAATTCAATGCAATCTTAATTGTTTGCCTAATACTATTGGATGCAACCGCAATCTTCCATCCCATGCGACACAGTTGACCCATTATGTAATGCGCTGATGGGTTCTTAGGACACTTTGGTATAAGTTTGAATGTTGCTTGTTGTTTTTCTTTCCAGATGGCATCAAAGAGTTTGGCATCTAAACCCTTTTCTGCTGCCAACATTTGGAGCTTCTTTGTGGTGTTCAAACCGTCATACTTAGAGAGATGTTCTTCTCTTGTGATTAAGTATTGTTTGCCTGCAACATTTGATATTGCCTCATTCAAAGCTTCATAGTGCAGTTCACGGGAATCAATTAAGACTCCATCAAGGTCAAAAATAACTAATTTGTTCATACGTCAATAAATGTTTTAAATCTTTCAACAACTTCAGGATGAATATTTGGTGTCTTACTACCAAGTTCCCTCTTACAAATGGTGTAAAAGGAATTCACATCACTTCGCTCATCAACATTGGATATAAAGTGTATATCTTCTTGTCTAATGACCTCAGATAACTTTATATGTAGGCCATGTGTACAGAACGTGTTTGGTCTAATAACTCTATAAGTCTTGCGTAATGAATCTTCAACCAATTTGGTCATTTGATGTGGCCACATATAAAGGTTGTCGTTTGAATACCTCAAATGCCAGTGATTCTTCTCCGGAAAAAGAAAGTTAAACTTATTGTAATCTATGTTGTAAGTAGAAACGGGTTGGTGGAAATGTAGGTCCAACCTGCA